TTGAAAGAACTGGAACAAAAGCCAGAAAAACTGGGGAATGAATTAACAAAAATAACCACTTGAATGCTGTATCCGAAGTTATTTAAGCCATCTATCGTTACTTCTTTTGAATCTCTCCAAAAGCTGATCTAGTAACAGGATTGTATTTACACCGCGTCCATTAATTTTTCAGTTGAACCGTAGTTTGACTCATATTTTTTATTTAAACAATGATGTTTTAAATAAAAAATGAATACTTTAAGTAGAAACACCGACTTAATAGTAATAGATTCGTCCGACGAAGGAATAGGTTTCGAAAGAGATAATGACAATTTGTACTTCCTAGATCCCTGTAACAAGAGAGAAGATGCCAGGTTCCTTCTTGACCTACCCCTAACGTATTACCCAACGAATCCAGTTATAGAAGAGGATGTACTAAGACGTTGGTTTAGAAGTATTGGCGAACTAGAAAAGTGTTTCGCAACACAACAGAAATGGTATAAAGATTGGTTTGACAACTAAAACAAGGGAAATGTCATTAGCTTACGGTCTTGGAACGTTACACGTGCTGACCTCTTGTTGAGGAATTTCAGGTATTTTCTTGATAGTATGTACTGTACTGCTTTTGTTTTTCTTTCACTTTTCAGCTTTTGCATCATAACAAGTGCAACTTCAGAAATTCTTCTATGAGAGAGTTTTCTTGTTTTATACAAACATTCTAGTTTGCGTATGGTGTTTTTCATATCGCTAATATTTTTGTAATTAATACTAAGAGTGTTCTTTCTGTTCTTGAGAATGTAAGCATCGTAGCTCGTATTAGAGTTTAGACGATTAAATAAAAAGTCCTGTGAATTTACCATTTATTAACAAAGTTAAAAAGAAAAAAAAAATATAAAATCAATGAGAAACGCAGCTATAATATTTGGAATAACTGGACAGGATGGGTCGTACTTGTCTGAAATTCTTTTGGATAAGGAATACGATGTCTGGGGTATGGTACGACGATCATCTAATTTCAACACACAACGTATTGAGCATATACGTTCGCAGCTGAAATTGAGATATGGAGACTTGACCGATGCCACTAGCATCAGCGAGATACTGCGCGAAGTAGAAAACACTAAACCCGACTTAATTGAAGTTTACAATTTAGCCGCCCAAAGTCATGTTCAAGTCTCTTTCAAAATGCCATATTACACAGGACAGGTTGACGCTCTTGGGACACTTAACATTCTTGAAGCAATTCGTAAGTCCAAAAATAAACCTAAAATCCGGTTCTACCAGGCGTCTACGTCTGAGTTATTCGGTAAAGTCCAAAGTATTCCACAAACCGAATCTACTCCTTTCTATCCTAGAAGTCCATATGCTGTTGCAAAGGTTTACAGCTACTGGATAGTAAAGAACTACAGAGAAGCATATGGAATACATGCGTCTAACGGTATATTATTCAATCATAGCAGCCCTAGAAGACCCGAAAATTTTATATTGAAGAAGTTGACTAGTGGAGTGAAAAGAATTATCAAGGATCCTTCTTTTGTCCTAGAGCTGGGTAACTTAAATGCAAAGAGAGATATAGGTTATGCAAAAGAATACTGCGATGGAATGTGGAGGATGCTGCAGCAAGACAAACCAGGAGATTACGTTTTAGCAACAGGGAAGACTTATAGTATACGAGAAATGTTTGAGAAATGTTGTGAACAATATGGAATGGAAGTGGAATGGATTGGTCTAGGTCCGAATGAAAGAGGATATGACAAAAAAACTGGAAAGTTACTAGTAAAGGTAAATCCTAAGTACTTTCGACCAACTGAAGTTGACTTGCTTGTAGGGGATCCTTTAAAAGCGGAAGTCGTCATGGACTGGAAACCAAATTTTATGATAGACGATCTGATTAAACTGATGTTGGAAACTGAATTCTGAGGGATCTTTAAATTATACAATTTAAAGACTTAATTAATGTGCAATCCTGCCTAAACAATTAAAGTTGCTGTTTGAGTATTCGTAGTCGTAGAGCAGTACTGATATCTCATCGTTGGTTTTTATTATCTTTTCTTTGTCTGTTGACTCGAACTGTATTCCTTCTTTGTCCAGGGTATAGTCTTCCAAGCAACTGATTGGAATTAAAACTTTCAACTTGTTCTCAATCTCCGCAAATATTCCTCTTTTGAATATCATACACACCTTGGCCTTATAGTTTTTACCTATTTGAGGCTTAAGACAAGTTATGGTCAATACAACTACTACATAAACGTCATAGGAGGTAGGAGATACCTTGGTGTCTACAATTTTGTTCAGTTTCTTAACCTTAGTTATGTAGCCGTAGTCTTCGCTGCATTTGTCTGTGAATAACTGCACCACCCTCTTTTTTATGTACTCGGTGAAATTTTCATTGAGATTTTCTGGTTTTACTGAAATAGTAGTAGTTATAGTGGTATCCATGCAACTAATGTCGATTTTTAATTTGAGATTTCAAATTTAAAATAAAAAAATACTGTACTATTTCTTTAGTTTAACAGTAATATTCTTGGTTTTGTCGTTTACATTCCTGTTCAACACTTCATATTTGGGTAAATCCTTGATGTCGTGAAGGTCTCTGATGACATCTTGTTCATCGAATATGAAATTATCCTCTCTTTTGACTATAATGTACTCATCGCTATATTTCTCTTTCAGTGCCTCCGAAAGACCAATTTTCTCTAGATTTGTAATGTTTTCTAACAAGTCACTAGGCGATTGGACTATGTAGTAGTAAGCAACTCTTTTGTTGTCAGCAAACTGATACCTCTCAGTAATTGTCAAATCTCTGGTTGAAATTACAGCTATCGTTCTGGTTTTGTTGTTTCTGGAAGTAGGAGCGCAGGTGACAGCATTTGGACTGGTGTACATAACTTGTGTGCTAAGGGTGGTTCTATTTTGTCGGAACAGAGACTCGTATGGTGAATACGATTTCAATATTCCTTTTCTTATTAAGTCCGCGTACATGTGATCTCCAGCTTCCATATACATTATATTTGTGTAGTCGACCAGCTTTTTTGCACCTGATTTGTTTACCACATATGCGTGTCTACAAAGAGGTCGTGGATTGCTACAAACGTATTTGTTGAAGATTACAGAGTCGTGGCACCAATCCCAACACCTGCCTAGAAAAAGTATTTCCCAATCACTAGGTACGTTAGAAAAGAAGTCGTTGACTGCGACTTCGACATTTAAACCTTCAGGCAAGATGAGGTCGTCTTCGAATATGAAACATGTTTTATGTGGAGACTCTAAGAAAGTTTTCAGCGCCTTAACATGGCTTAGATGACACGCTATCTTTCCTGCATTCAAATTCAGATTTTTTGTATATTGATATGGGTTATGTACCGTAGTCTTGTCGATGGGATCAACGAATTCAAATTTCTTTTGGTTTATGATTTTCATGAAATCGGTCATATATTCTATACGGTTAGGCATTGCTATTACGTATACCTGATTGACATGTTTATTCAACCAATTCTTTCCGAACTTATTGTATAGTGCAAATGTTTCTTTGTTGTATTCAATCTTGCTCGTGTAGGTGGTATTGCAGGAATTACTAATGGATGTATCACATACTGGATTTTCTTCCATTTTTTTTACGTTATGTGATAGTTCATTCATATCGTTGATGTAAAACTGAGAAGAGGAGGACTGTAAGAGATCGTAAAAGATCGGATTTCTTTTCTTTGATACAATCATTTTTACTGAACTGTTTGTGTCGCAATATAAAGTACAATTGCCTTGCAGCTTAGATATGTCGTTAGTTAAAACGGTGTTTCTGTTGATATAATAACCTCCGTTTAAAAGCATCGTTGCATAGGCTATAAATTTCTCTTTGTTTATGGGATCGAGCTTGAAATAAATATCTAAAGCTTCTTTTCCAAAAGGTTTTAACAGTTCCGTCGCGTCACTGTCACTTATCACATGCAACTGAAAGTTGTTCGCATTTTTTGCGATTGCCTCTTTGAAATCATTTGAAACTTGCCCGTTTTTTTCGTATGTATAAACGTTTTTTGGTATGTCATCGCTGAAATCTTCAGTTGAATCCGGAAAGAACTCATTTATATTCGGTAAAGTATACAAAGAGACGGGGTGGTAAGAACTAACTAGAAACAATATTATGAAAGTCAAAACTAACCCTATTACTACACTAATTAATAAAGCGAATACGGTATTCATTTATTATATACTATAAATAATGTTAAAAAAAATCTTCAGAGTTTATGTTTTTATCGTCTATAAATAAGTCATAATTGGGCTTGTTTACTTTGACTTGGTGAAATTTACAACCCCAACTCTTCAACTGATTGTACGTATAAATTGTCCAGGGAATACCACTTACATATCCTCTTGCAGTCCAGTAAATTATTATATTACCTTCATCATATAACTTGTTGATCTTATCGATCCTCTCTTGTATGGGGACTGAACTTCTGTATTTGCATTTTTCTGTTAAACAAATCGTGTTGTCTATGTCGACGTATATTGTCTTCATTTTATTTATGAGTTCTGTGTTTAAATCTGTCAGTACAACATATTTAAAAAAAGATTTACAGTAAATAAAATGAAAATCGAAGATATATATTCAACTCTTAAATCTGACGGTTATGTGGTGCTTAGAGATTACTTTACTGAAGATCAAGTAGATTTACTCCACAAAGAAAGTGTGCGGGTGTTAACAGAGCACCAAGACAAAAGAAGCTACTTACCAGAGAAAAACAAAGAAGGTTGTTCTGATGATGAGAGGATATTCCATGTAGAACGGTACAGTCAACCCATAAAGATATACTTCTCAGATGATAATCTATTCAATGCCATTGCAAAGAAGTATTGTTCTAGGGTAGATAAGAAAACGCTGGTAAACAGACTTACATATGAAGAAGGTAAGATAAAAAATAGCGGCGCAGGTTGGCACAGAGACAATCATGATTGTCAGTTTAAGGCTATAATGTATCTTACTGATGTAAAGGAAAGCAATGGTTGTTTTAGATTTGTCACTAATTCTTCGAAGCGCCATATTGGAAAACCTCCTCCTCGAAAAGACGCATACTCTGACACTCGATACGCAGATGCTACAGTAAAAATGATTGTTGACACCAAAAAGGATTGTGAAATTATAGATATAGTTGGAAATAAAGGTACAGTAATTCTTGCGGACACAACCTATATACACAGAGGAAGAATAATAGAAGAAGGTGAACGAATAGCACTTACCCAGTACTTCTTTACGTAAGCTTGATTTCAATCGATGCTTTTTAGGATGTTGTGTTTCATTTTATTTAAATAAAAGCCATTTAAATAAAAATTAGTTGTGTAATTTTCTAACCACAAGGTCAATTGCTTTTGCATCGCGCGATTTAAACTTCGTGATCAACTTAATATTATCTGAATTTTTAAGTAGCTCATCGCAAAATTTCTTAATTGGTGGCAAGTGGTAGTCATCAAAGACAATGATACCTTCCTCCCTAACGTATTTAGAGTATCTATGAAAATCATTTTTTACTCCTTCATATGTGTGGTCCCCGTCAATAAACATCAAGTCAAGCTTCCCTTCGAAAACACCTTTAAACTTTTCCTCTGTATCATCGAAGTACGTGTTGCCTTGAATGAGATTGATATCCTGATTAACGCCTTTAGTTTTTTCTAAATTCGATATAGTCTTGTTTTTTGATAGGTTATCTCTTCGGAAATACTGATACGTCTTGTATTTAGTGGCATTGAGGTGTTTGTTTAAATCGTACATGTCCTCAAACAAATCCATGCCGTATAATTTGGTCACGTCAGGACAAGTTAACATGAGACTCATACTGCCGCCGTTGTGGACCCCTATTTCTAAATATCTTTGTATTTTCTCAATCTCTGTAATTATTTTTAAGATAATTATTGAAGAGTGACAAATTCTACCATCTATTTTTTTTTCTATTTTCTGGAATAACTCATGTAGTCTATCCTGATGCTCATCGTAATATTTGGCAATATATTCGTGATTCATTTAATGTATTGTACTTGTATTTAAGTTGTTATAGTGTTCTTCCCACGATCTCAATACCTACTTAAAGTTTGCGTGGAAACATATAAACACTAACATGAAACATAATACTGATTTTAAAGACTTGTTTATTTTTGAAATGGCTAATAATCATCAAGGTAGTGTAGAGCATGGGAAAAGTATTATCGACTCAATTGCGACAATAGTTCAAAATAACAACATTAAAGCAGCAGTTAAGTTACAATTTCGTCATTATGACACATTCATACATCCCGACATGATAACCGATAGAAATAATCCGAAAGTCCAAAGATTTTTGTCTACTAGATTGAGTGATGAAGAACACATGGAGTTGTGCAATCGAATCCGGGAACATGGTATGCAGGTTATGGTAACGCCATTTGATGAGAGGTCGATAGAACTAACGAGGAAGTGTAATGTTGATATTCTGAAAATTGGTAGCCCTTCGTTGTATGACTTTAAGTTGTTAGAGGCTGTTGCATCTGAAAATAAACCAGTAATATTCTCTTCAGGCGGTTGTGATCAGACTCATATCGATAAGCTTTACAATTTCTTTAAACACCGATTTGTGGATTTCGCCATTATGCATTGCGTCTCTATATATCCTACACCAAATGAAAAGATGAATTTAGCCACAATTGAAAATTTCAAGAAAAGGTATAGTGATGTTGAAATTGGATTTTCAACACATGAACACCCTGACAATCTCGAACCAATCAAAATAGCTTACAGTTTAGGCGCTAGAATGTATGAGAAGCATGTTGGTTTGCCTACTGAAAGTATATCTCTAAACAAGTATTCTACAAACCCAGAACAAACTGATAAGTGGGTAAAGGCTTTATTGCAGACAAAAAAGATAATTGGGGAAGGCAGAACAATTACAGAAAAGGAACACAGAGATTTGAATTTGTTGTACAGAGGAGTATTTGTGAATAAAGACATTAACAAAGGGGAAAGTATTACTGATGATGATGTCTTTTTTGCTTTTCCGAAACACGAAGACGGAATATTAACTGGTGATGTCAACTTACCGGTTGTAGCAGATAAGGACTATACTGCAAATGAACATCTCTCAACAGGTATGAAAAACAAGGCTGAAAATATAGGATATGAGTACTTGCATAAGGTGAGAGGATTCTTAAATGAATCAAATGTTGATATACCAGTCGAGTATGAAATGGAAATTTCCCATCACGACGGTATTGAAAATATTTTTGATTGCGGTTGTTTAATTTCGACAATAATTAACAATGATAATTACGCTAACAAGATATTAGTACTACTTCCCGGACAAAGACATCCCGAACACTATCATAAACGGAAGGATGAAACATTTTATATTCTTAGCGGAGAACTAACAGTTGTTCTAAATAAACACAAAAAGGTGGTATTAAAGAAAGGTGATACCTTGCGAATTAATAAAATGACTCTTCATTCTTTTTCCACTGAAACTGGGTGTGTTGTTTCGGAGATATCCACCACCCATTACAACAATGACTCGATTTACAAAGACTTTAGAATCGCTAAAATGGACAGAAGTGAAAGAAAAACTAAAATATCAAACTGGGTAATTTTATCATAAATAAAATTACAATATACTCCTCAATTGTCAATTATTCCGTTTTACAACCAACGATGGTTTTGAAACGAACTAAATCTTCAAATGTATCTATATCCAAATCATCGTTATGTTTCATTATGTACCCGTAAATTCTACCAGAGATATCAGAATTTCTTTTTAGTATTTGTGATGCCTTTATGATATCAACGTAACCATTATGATCAAAAGTTTTAGGAAGTAGCTGGCGACCTTTATTGTGAAGACCGTCAGTCTCAAATAAAGGAACGATTTCATCTTCTGTTTTCGCTTTATACATTTTATAAGGAGAATGTTTTGATGGTATTACTGTTCTGAGACTGTCATAATTATTCATTACAAGAAAAAACTTTTCTATACAGTCATCTATTAATTGGGAAGTTCTTAGTGGCTGAGTAGGTCGCAAGTGAAGAACAATGTCAGGCTCATAGTCTTCATATTGCTTCAAGTAGTCAAGAGAGTGAATAAAACATTCATAATCAGTCGAAAAATCCCCAGAAATTTCTTTTGGTCTCAGAAATGGCGCTTCAGCTCCATATTTTAAAGCTATATTTCTATAATTCTCACTATCTGTAGAAACAATGATCTTCATATTGTCTACATACTTCGAACTCAAAGCTTGATTTATCGAATAAGCTAACAGAGGTATACCATTGACTTCCCTTATGTTTTTATTGGGAACGCCTTTTGATCCACTTCGTGCTGGTATTATACAGAGTATTCTCATTTAATTTCTGCATTTATTTCTTAAATTCAAAATCATCAATTGCTTAGCATTTTGTAGAATGTTACGGCTTTATTATTGGCTTTGATACATCCCTTTGTGAAGTTTTTAATACTTAAACAATCTAGACTCCTCACTCTAGATAGTGCTACGTATGCCTGGCCGTCTGCAAAAAATCTTTTAAAATCTATTTCACAATAGTCAAGAGTTTGGCCTTGAATTTTGTGAGCT